ACGAACTGGTTTGTCCAACCATAGTCAAGTGCCCACACGTTAGTATTGAGCGGGTTGTACTCGATATGACGGACGTGGATACGCTGGTCGAATTCATCGTAAATCTTGCCAGCGTATGCAGTAAACTCAGCCGCAATCTCCTGTGCGAACCACTGCGGAGACTGACGAGCTTCCATTTCAATAATCTCGGAGTCCTCACGGCCGTCAGGATAAACGATAGGATTCTCCCATGCAGGCAAGCGCCATGATTCGTAGTTGGGATACGTCTCTCGATCCTGACCTAGCATCCACAAGCCCTGATACCAGTTGTATCCGCGAGGGGTAGATGCGAAAATTGCCCAACCACGTTTGTCTGCCAGCGCGGGACGTACATACTGTTCCCATGTTTCAGAGGTATGCCGTGCGGCTTCTGCCATTACAACGCCTGATAGCCCTTCACCCAAAAGGGTATCTTGACGTTCGGCTGATTTGACCTCAAGGATCGAACCCCACGGCATTTCGATCACCATGTCGCCCTGCTTGATATTGTACGATTTCTTGATTTTGTTGCCGAGTTTCAGTTTTCGTACAATGTTGGCAAAGACGACACGGAACTCTTTTTCACCTAGTGTGTACTTCGGGCCGACGATCCAATACCAGCCGGGATCGTCGTAGTCCATGAGAGCCGCAGTTAATTCATTACCGCCGAACGTGGTCTTTCCATAACGACGGCCACAGGCGAGGATTTTGAACCGTGCATCGGACTCATGGATCGCGGCCTGCTTAGGTGAGTGGGGCGTATAGCCCAACTGATCGAAGACATACGCTTTACGTTCTGGATCAATCATGTAATCAAGTTCATGACGAACGTTTCGTCATATCCTTTTTCTTTGCAATCCTTCATGACCTTGTTCGCATAGCGATAGTCAATGGGGAGCTTGGCGAGAATGGTGGCATTGCGCTTAGTGAATCCACCATGACGAAGCCACTCGACGCGCCACGTAATTTCGTCGGTTGGCTTATCTATATCGACGGCAGCTTTCATCAGTCGTCCTCCACCCTAAAGAAGATTGGCCCGAGGATAGGAGCTTCAGTACCAGACGTATACTTGAGATACAGCTTGTATTCTTCAGCCGGATCATACGCCGAGAGAGTAGTAGTGATCTTGCAAACTGCCGTCATTGGATAGTCCGTATCCAATAGCGCAACGATGTTGGTTTCACAAGCAGCGTTATCTGACTTCTTCTTGGTATCGAACGTCAGATTGCTCACGGCAGTAAGCGTGGTGACATTGTTGAGTCTATCGCCAAGGGCGACTAGAAGTGACTCGACCGATCCTTTCTTTATAACCTCCATAGCATCCTCCTAGTCTCCATTACGACCCAACGTGCTGCATGCACGATAACTTGCCAACGACTAGTAACTCCAATAACATGCCATCGCGTCTGTGGTTGTGCAATTGTCCATCTACGTGTGTAGCCAACAATCTCAAGCTCCATCTGAGGAATCTCAGCAGCTTGGGTAGACCTCGGATGCCAGAGAAGTAGAAGGGGCATTTAACCTTGTGTGGGATAGTAACCTGCACCGACATAGGGGAACGGATCTTCTGTAGCACCACCGCCTCCACCTGCTTCGGTAAGTGTCTGCGAGAATTGCAACCATGAATCACCAGCAGCCGATGAGGATGGGCCATCTAGAGAGATTGCGCCATAGTTTGTGCCAGTCTGTAGTGATCCCTGAATATCATCTGAACAATAGTAAACGCGCAATCGGATTCGCTGATTGGCTGTAATGCTTCGATCATCGCCAGCAAACCACATCGTATAAGCGGTATCCGTAGTCGTTCCTGACATTCGCCCTAGTGCCGATGAGTTCAATTTCGCATTGGCCCAAACTACTGCACTAGTTCCATCATCATTGCAAACAGCGAGTTCAGCCCAGATTGAAAAGATATTGCTTGAGCCAGTGCCTTGACGTGCGCGAATGTTCATTTTAACCAGACCGGACAAAGTTTGTGCAGCGAGTGCAGGTGTATACCAATCGACAGGATAGCCATAGGTCACTACAAGGGACATGTCCTTGGCGGAATCCGTAGTCCATGAACCACCGCTGTTATTCGACGTGGCATAGATGCCATCAGCGTATGTACCCGTGGAAAATCCGTTTGGAGTAATGTCGAATACTCCTGCCGTATCGTTTTTCAGAACACCCCAATACTGCGTACCCTTAACGAGAGTTTCGTGATTAGCAAACCTACAAAAGTTGTTAGGCCCGTAGCCAGTAAACGTACTAGCAGCAATCGATGAGCCTGGTTGTCCTGAACTATCCGCATGAACGTCCATCAGTGGGCCATCGTCAGGGCCAATAATATTGATGCTCATATGCATCTGACGAATATCGGGATCGCCCCAACCCGTAGGAATCTGGAAGCCCTGAGCGTTTCGACGTGCAGTAGTCGTATTGGAATCCATTGCGATAACACCACTACCACCGGCAGCGACATAAGCATGCTCACTACGAAAAGGAATGACACTTTGGTAAAGATCATTGTCGTTGTCAGCACCCGCTGTACCAGTACCCGCTGACCAGGCGGCAAGACTCTCTACGGAAGTCGAACCGCGAGTAGTTAGCAGCTTTCTTGCGCTTCTTTTCGTCACGACCGGCGTATCTGCGTCAGTACGAAGGTAGTAAGTTGAGCCTGACGGTGTAGTTGTCAAAAATGTAACTGTTTCATTGATCTGAACCCAACTATCACCATCGGCACCGCCAGTACCACCATCGATACCAATGTTGCAGCTACCACCAGCACCCATTGTGCCTGCATCATCAATCCATATGATAGCCATAATACGATCGCCCTTATTAAACGCCGTAGAAGTAGGCGTTGCAGTCCAAGTATAGAGCGCCCTTGTCGTAACGGCTACCTCGGTAACATTTGCCGAAACCTTCACTACCGTGACAGTATCACTATCAGCGGAAAACTTGTAAAGATCACACTGAAGCGAAATGTTGTCGGCCATGTTATTCTCAGCGGCCCAGAAGTTGAACGTTAGTGTTCCTGAGAGCGTAAAGTCGGCGCTCACAGGCTCGCTAATCCAACATGCGGGAATCGTTCCTGAGCCGTAGGTCGTTCCTCCACCAAATTCAAGTCCGGCAGTTGGGCCAGCTACCGATGCCCTGGTAAAAGAAGTAGCTGCACCACCAGCAGTTGTAGACAATGCCAAATTTACATACGGCCCACTGCCGATCTTCTTCGGCCACTGTACGTTGGTAATTCCAGGCTTGCGTGTACTACTTGCTAGAGCATTGCGGAAAAATAGCTTGGTAGCCATCAGCTAGTCCACCATCGTCGCCAGGGTCGCCACTCTGGTTTCTCCGCATTCAAGTTCTTCTGACCGGGCCAGCCGTCTATGCGAAAGAGTACGCGCTTCCATAACGGTGTTTGTAGAGTTAGCATTCGCTTCTCTAGATCGCGTATTATTCGCCATTGTTCAGTTTGATTTACCTGTAGATTCTCAATTTCTGGATCAGAACTCATATCCCCACACGTTTACTGTGAGTGGGTTAATCGCAGCCGATGTAGTCAAGTGGATTTCCTCGTCGGGGATGCCATGCCAAAAACCTTGTGCTGACCAACCCGGCTTGAGCGTTGCTGATGATGCGAATTCACCGTCGAAGATTGCACGATCAGTACCACGTGTGTAAGTGGTATCAGCGGTAAGTCCAAACCAAAGCTGCACAGCGCCAGCAACCGTTCCACCAGCTTGTATCTGAACGCTGGTTACACCGATGCGCTTACCCGATGCAGGCGACCAAACATCTGATCCTGTCTGCGTCGTCGTGGTCTGCACAACCTTGTTAATGATCGCATACGGAATCTCATGTGGAGCAGGTTGTGCAGCCGGATATCCAAAGTGAGCAGTCGTCTTGATTGCAGTAGTTGCACCAAGCGTCGTAACAGTACGAACACGATGCTGTCGCCAACCACTAGTCTTGACTCGATAGACTTTGCCCGAGGTCGGTGTTGGGTTAGTTCCGGTCAAACCAATACCAACTGGTTCCTCTATGAATTCTGCACCGACCCAGTTTGTATCGTCCGCCGTAACTTCAAA